AAACGTATGGAGATAAAGAATGGCTGAACCTATGTTTGATGCACCAATTCCGGGACAGTCTCTTACAGCAGAACTTGGGGCTAGACCTTGGCAAAGTCCACCACAGTTTACTACAGTAGATGAGGCGCTAGAATTTTATGTACCTCGCATGGCAAGTGATTCATTCTCCGAAAAACTAATTGATGTTATGGAGATGGGTGTACCACTAACTACATTAGCTAATAGTATGCAGATGAATAGTGTAATGGAAGGTAAGCACAGTGTAGACGTAGGCATTATAATTATGCCAGTGCTGATAGAGATGATGAGACTGATAGGAGATTCAGCAGGTATTGAATACGATACAGGTATGGACAAGAAAGAAAAGACACGCTCCACTTTAATTACTAAAGCATTGAATAAGTTACGTGATGAAGAAGCAAAGAATGAAACAACTGAAGAACCTGAAGAAGTAGTAGAAGAACCAACACCAGTTGAAGAAGAAGAGCCGAAGGGCTTAATGGCGAGGAGATAAAGCATGGCATTTTTAGGTGGTTTGTTTGGTGATATAAAGACATCTGATGTTTTAGTTGGTGCAGCAAAACGTGGTGCTGAGATACTAAGAGATGAGAGAGAAGAGGCTAATGAGACTGTAAGTCGTATGGCTGACTATCAAATTAAAAAGAACTTTGAAGAGCAAGAGAGATATCAAACAGAGTTAAGAGAAAACATAGAAATAATTAAAGGTATAGCAGGACGTGCTGGTGGATTAGACGTTGCTGAATACTTAGTTAGAGAGCATGGTCTTCAAGGGGCAATAGAACAATCTGCCAGATATGAAAATTTAATTTCATTAGGCGTATCACCTACCTTTATAACAAATGAAGGTACACAAAATACAGCAGAAGAATTAGCATCTTATGTTACAGCTAACCCAACAGTGTTTAAAGCAAGTCCTAGAAAACAAGGCGGTATACTTGGTGCAATAGGTTTAGGTAGAGACTTGGGCGCAGAAGCACAAGGACAAACAGATGCAGCAATTGAAGCTATGGGTTATGGTAGATATACAAAACCAGATTTAGGTATTGCTCCTACTATGTCTGATACTTTTGATAAACAAAGTTTATATTCTTTACCAAACTTAGCTGAAGAAGCACAGAGGCTGATGCTGTTGTCTACTAATTTAGAAGAAGGTGGCGACCCTGAAGGTGCTAAAAAACAAGCTGACAAAGCTAGGCTATTAGTTGAGCAATATAAATATATTAACAACACAGGTTCTGGATTAACAGAGGCTCGTACTACACAGAATCAAAAAATTATTGGTCAACAATTAGCTACGTTAGCTGGTACATTTGACCAACTTATTCCTTTAGGTGCAGGTGAGTATGAAGTTAAAACAAAACTTACTAAATCTGAAGACATTAATAAACACAATATGGCAATTAATAAATTAGTAGTTGTAAAAGACCAAGCAATAACTGCTGGTATGTCTGCTGCTAAAGCAGAAGAACAACTCTACAACATATTTAAAAATAATTTAACTCCTCAACTTGTGACTATAGATGGTGTACCTACGATTGTTGCACTTAAAAATGAGGATGGCTCAACTCAACAATTAGTTGAAGGTGGTTTTTCTACAGGGGTAAATGCATTTGCACCACCTAAACCTGCTAATAATATACCTAATAATAATATACCTAATAATAATATTGTACCTGATGTAGAAGATTTACAATCTAAAATAGACAAAATAAATAAAACAGCAAATATTACAGATAATGCTAGATTGATAACTCAACTTAGCCAAGAAATAGGTGCAGATAAAGTACAACAGCTTATGGACGATGGTATTATTAGAGAAAGATAAGATAGTGAATGAAATAAATAAAGAATCGCTATTAAAAGATAAACAGTTTTTGGATGATGCTACTGCATTTCTTGTAGATAGAGGTGGGTACTCTGCTAGACAGTTACTGTCTGCTGAATCTATATACGATAAGTATATGGAACACTTTCGTTTTCAAAATGTAAATGAAGCTACAGCAATTAGTGACATGATATATGCACAGGGTGCAGACGAAGAAGAAAAAGAACGCATGGCTCGTCTGATGGATACGTATGATAATATGGATAGTGACTTTGGTTTAAAAGCTATCGGTGATTATGCGGCAGGTATAGCATCTGCTCCATCTACATACGCAGGTATCGTTACAGGTGGTGGTGCAAAAATTGGTGCATTAGCTGCACAACAAGGTGTTAAACTTGGTATTCGTGAAGTACTCAAGCGTGGTGTGGCTGGTGAAGCATTACGTAAAGCAGCTACAGCAGGTATTGTTCGCGCTGGTGCAGTAGAGGGTGTATTAGGTGCAGGACAAGTAGCCGCCCAAGAAGAAACACGTGTTGAGACAGGAATGCAAGAAGACATTCGTGGTGGTGCTGTAGCATTGGGTGGGGCTTTAAGTGTAGTTCCCGGTGCAGTATTTGGTGCTGGTCAGCAATTACAAAGAGCGATTACATCTAATGTAGCGGAACGAACAAGTAAGATAACTAAATATAGAAAGCATAAAGAGTTAAAGGCAAAGCAAGTAGAGGTAGATAAAGTATTTGAGGATTCAGAAACTAGCGATATGGCACTTGATATTTTTCAAGATATTCAAGAATTAGGTAGTGATAAAAAAGTACCCTTCTCAAAAACAATACCTGAAGAATTGAAAGAAGGAAAAAAACTTAGGGAAGATTTATCTGAGCCAGTAACTATAGATGAATTGAAGTTGAAGTTAAAGTTAGCATCAGATATAGAAACTCAAACTTTTAAAAGTATAGCTGCTGTAGGTGCGAAGCTATCTAAAATGATACCCGATATGGTTGTTGAGGGTGGTGGAGTAGAGCGAGTAGGTTCTAAAATAACAAGAGCATTAATGTCAGGTGCAATAGAAACTAAAAAAGGTGTTGTAGAAAAGTTTGATGCAAATAGTTTAGTTAATATTGCTGACGAATATGGTATAAGTATTGAGCAACTTGCACCTCTTTGGGCGGCATCTGTTAGTGAAGGGATGGCAAAAGGTGGAGTATTGTCTGGCATTTCTAAACGTGCAGCTAAAGAACAACTAAAGAAACTAGATAATTTAGACCGTGCAATGTTAGATGCCGCATCTTTTGGTGATGTACAGATGCTTACTAGACAAGCCAGAGATAGATTAAATGAAGTTGAAAATGTAATAGGAAAAAGTCACCTAGAAAAAGCAATGTCTGTTATGGGAAACATTGCTAAAGCACGTGTAGGATTAATGACAATACAATTAGCAACAACATCAAGAAATGTGTCTGCTGGATATTTACGTAATCTTGTGTATGCCTTTGACAATTTAGGACAAGGTTTGTATAATCAAGCTGTACCTCAACAAACAGCTAAAAGAAGATTAAAACAGATAGGAAATTATGAGCCTACAGATGAGGAGATAAAAGAAGAAACATTACGTGCTGTTAATTTAGGTAAAGCACAAATGCGTACCTTTGTTGATTCTCTCGCATTTAAAGACTTGATGACTGTAACTACTGCGGAGACTACTGCTCTAGCAAAGCTAATGCAAGACCCTGACTTTGGCAAATCTAAAGCTGCGCAAAAGTTGTTTTTAGATATGGGTCATGCAACAGAAGAGTTAGATAAGGGCGATACCTTTTTAGATAAGGGTTTATTTCGTGCCGCAAGATTAGGTAACAAGTTAAACACCATGTCAGATAACATGTTTAAACGTGCTATATTAGGACGGGAGTTAAACAAAAGTATAAGAGCAACAGGTGCAAAGATAGACAGAGTTGGACTAGGAACAGCATCTCAAGTATTTAAAAATGAAGAGGCTTTTAATACTTATAAATTAGAAAATCCGTGGTACGTAAAAGTAAAAAATAATATAGCCAAAGATGCTGTATTAGGTGCAGATGAATTAAAACAATTATCTGATAAAATTACTTTTAAATCTTTAAATAATTTAGATTTAAATCAACTATTGAAAACAGGTAGATTTACTGATATAGATGATGAAGTTATTGCTAGAGGAATGACTGAAGCACTAGACTTTACATACCAAACATCGGACTTCGGTACTAGAGCAGGAGGTTTTAATAAGTTTGCAACATTTTTTATAGATACTTTTCAAACTCCTTTAGGCTCTGCCTTCGTTCCTTTTCCTAGATATATGATTAATCAATTTAGGTTTATGTATGAACATGCACCTATACTAGGTACTTTAAACTTAGGTGGTATAAAAAATGTAGCTGGTTCTGCTACAGGTAAGTACGCAACTAAACCTTTTCTAGATTTGGGTGCTGAATCCGTGGCAAAACAAATGACAGGACTTATGACTATAGGTGCTTTCTTTGGTTTAAGGTCTACGTTTGGAGATGCAACAACAGGACCATTTCAATATGAGAATCCATATGGTTCTGGTACAGTAAATGCAGAAGCCTTACTAGGACCTTTTACTGCACATGCTTTAATTGCAGACGCTTTGTATAGAATAGAAAATAAGGATAAAGTTAATGAGCCTATTGAAATTAGAAATTTTATTAAGGCTGTAGGTGGTGGTCAGTTTAGAGGAACGGGATTAAATCTAGTAGATAATGTTGCTGACACAATTCAAAGTGGTCTTGATGATGGTCAAACTACACAACAAATATCCGATGCAACAGCAAAACTATTAGGTAATTATTTAAACAGTTTTACTGTTGGAGCAGGTGTATTAAAAGACGTAGTTGCTACACTAGACCCAGACTTCCGAATACTACCAAATAATACAGATGTTAAGTTCATACCTTACATGCTGAAACAGGCAACACGTTCTTTCCCTCAAGCAGTAGATGATGATGCTTCTTTTTATGGTTACACAGGGCTAGGTCCTAAACGTGACCGACTTGAAAGTGCTACTAGAACTACAGGTGTCAGGTCACTTAATCCTTTTATGAGACAAATAACAGGTCTTGGTCAAGAAGAAGAAAGAAATCTAGCTGAGAAAGAGTTTGATAGGCTAGGAATAAAGTGGTTTGAGATACAACCTACAAAGATTAAAGGTGACACAGACCTAACCAATAAACAAAAGCTGTATATGGCAGAGCATGTAGAGAAAGATGTAACTGCTTATATAGCAAGTGATGAAGAATATTATGCATTCAAAAATGAACCCATGATACAAAAGAGTTTAGTAAAACAACAGATTGCAAAAGCTAAAGCTAAAGCAAAGGCTCTAGTATATAACAAGAATGTGTATGAAGTTACAAATGAAATAGATAGATTTGCTAAGATAACGTATTTAAATAAACTTAATGATGTAGATAAAGCTAAAATAGAAATGTATTATAGGCAAGAAACAGTAAGCGAAAAGTATCCAGAAGGTATTCCTATAGGTGATAATTACTTAGCTGCTTTATATATTGCAGAAGAACTAGGTTTATATACAGTAGATTAAAAAATAAAAGGGGCAATTAAGCCCCTTCTTTTTTACCTATTATCGCCATCACCTTGGATAGCATTACGTTTTTTTCTGTCCTCTAGTTTATCTAAGTTCTGTGTGGCAATAACAGACAGAGAAACATCTAAGTCTTGTGCAAGCGTAGCACAATACCATAACACATCTCCTATCTCAAAGGCTATGTCTATCTTCTTCTGCTCATAGTCTTCTTGATTATAGCCATCACGTATTAACTTCTTTACTTTATTGGCTATCTCACCTGCCTCACCTGCTAGTCCTAGTGCAGGATAAGTTATCCTATATGATTCAGGATAGATAGCATACGACTTTGCTTTCTTTTGATACTCATTTAATTGCATGTTAGGATACTTCTCCTCTTGCCATTTAGCCATTTCGTATTCAAGCCACTGCACTTTCTTGTCCTTTAAATGCTTTGATTACATCAGAAGAGAATAACTTCTTTAGGTTTAAGAGGTACATACGTGCGGCATTATTATCTCCACCAGACACAGACTTCTTGTAATCTAGGTTGTCAATTATTTTTCTTAAAGATTTTGTGTCAAAGACTAGCGTAGCAAATGTTTCATCCCCAATACACAGATTATGAAACCAGTAATCTGATTCCGTAGCATTGATTCCACTTGGCTTACCATAGCATTCGTATTCAATGCATATATTACCCGTCTTTTGCCATATATCTCTTTCACTCTTAACCTCTATCTTTCCTTGTTGTAACATATCGGCAATCTGCTGTTCTCTAACCTCTCCATATGCTAAGTCAATATCAAACTTCTTTCGGTCTTTAATTTGTGGTTTCATTTGATTCACTATTAGTATCCTTTTGTAATGATTTAATTAATGTATTTGAAAAAGCACTCTCTGCCATAACCATTTGGTCTAAGTCAAATTTTGCTTTCTCTATCCTAGCTCGTAAAGACTTTACTTGTGTTAATACATACAACTCTTTATCATCTAAATCTGATACGTCATACTCTGTATTATCTACTTTAATTTTATTATCTTCTGACATTATTCTTTCTCCATCTATGTTTAAAAAATACAATTATATTTATCATCGTGTTTATAGATATAGCAGTAAGCATTGCTACTTCCCACCAATTAGCTACATAATTTAGAACCATCCTAGCTTGACCCCATTATGTATAATAATGAAAAAGCAAGCAACCAAGTGAGTGAGTACCCAAAAGGTACGTAACATAGCAGCCATATCGCTTTCACTTTCATCATCTGATATCTTGCTCCCAATTGTTTTTGCCCATACTCTCCATGCTTTACTTCTCATAGTTCTTTCTTTGTAACTCTGTATACGCTAGTTTTTCTATGTCATGTCTTCTTATACCCATATCTTCTAACGTATGGTCAGGTAAATCTTGTAGTGTTCTTATTATCTTTCGTGTCTTACGCCAGTCTATAACATATCTCATAAATCTTGTCAAGTAATTTTCCAGTGCTAATTTTTTCATTGTATCTCCTGTTGTGTTTATATATTCTCTTTTGTTTCCTAAATACCCGGGAACGTACTTCATGCTGCAGTCAAGTCCACTACTTCACAGACCCCTGCTGAACATGCTAACTCACGTCCACCCGATGTGTTATCTTCTTTCTCAAACTCAGGCAGTAAAGACCAGTCAACTGTATCTGGCATACGTGCAAACAGTTCAGTGTATTTGTCCTTATCTATATCTTGATAGGGTGCTTGCTGATATGTATGCTCACTAAATGGTAAGAAGCTAATGCCTGATACCTCATCAAAGTTTTCATACACCCATGCACCTACATCCATCCACTCGTGTTCTTTTACAGAGATAGTGACAGATGGCTTATGCTCACACCAATGTCTCTGATATAGTAGCCATAAGTCTAGCTGTTCAATAGCTGTCATACCAGTACGTGTTACTGCACCAGAGGGTGACTGCATTGGAAAGCTGAAGACAGTTGTGCTGTCTGGCTTCATTACATCTGGCTCTGCTGGTATACCCTGTGCTACTAAGAACTGTGTTAGTGGGTCTTTGTTATCGCCACGCACAGTACGTACATAGTATGGGTTGTGTCTAGCATGAATGCCTGATGCACTGTCAACTAATTGACTAACTGTGCCACTAGGTTTAACGCATGTAATAGCAGTAGACTGATTAATACCTAGCTGTTCAGCAAATTTTGCATTTGTTTCTACAGCTACAGTTTTTAATTCTTCAAGTAATGTACCAATGTTAGTACCATAAGTAGTACTCTGTCCTGCCAGTATCTGATTATCCATGATACCAGTAAGTGACACACCAAGTAGTCTCTCTTCCTGCGTATTTCTTTTCCATACATCTCTTAGATATTTAAAGTCTGTCATTGTAGACTGAAACGTACCTAATATAGTAGCAATACGTACCTTTTTACGTAGTGATTCCATATTATCAGATGCACGTGCCACTACTTCAGATAGATTGCAGAACTGATATGGACGTAAGATAATTTCACTGCATGGGTTGCAACCAAAAGCGTAGTCAGTATCACGTCTACCATTCTTAGCGGCTTGTTTGATAGCTGATGCACGATTGAATATGCCACGCTCACCCGACTTGCTTTCGTACAAGGACACCCACTCACGCATAAATGTACCCATCTGTGGTTTCTCTTTGTAGGCTACAGAGTTATTAGCTAACGCACGTTGCCCTTCATTCTCCCACCACTGACCTGACTTAGCGTGTGCCATCTGGTCATCATTAAGATTAGACAATGAAATCAATGCACTACGTCTAACCCCACCTACAACTACAACTTCACCTATCTTACACATGATGTCGTGACATTCAATAGGGTACAGCCTACGACCTGATGCACCCTTGAACTTCTCAATGCAGAAGTTAAACAACTCTATCAAAGGTTGTGGTCCTGATGCCCTACCACCAAATGTCTTCAGCCTTGCACCTGCTGGACGCACTTTAGATACATCCCACTTTGGTATCTGACCTGCATATAACATAGCAATCAACTCACGTAATGCTTTAGACCACCCGGGTCTGCTGTCACCAACCTTAATTACTGTGTCGCTGTACTCAAAGTGTTCATTAACTATAGGCAACTTGTCTACAGCGTTACGCTCCACAGAGAAGCCTACACCTGTGCCACACATTAAGATGTACATTGTCTCATCAAATGCTCTAGGACTGTCTACAGGTACGTAAGAACAGTTGTATCCACCTACATGGCATCTATCTAAGGCAGGTCCTGATGTCATCAATGCTCTCATGCTTGGCATCACTCTTTGCTCAAGCACTGCTTCCTCTAACTCACTACGTAATGAATCAGATAATTCAAAGTCACACGTTTCTTTTAGGTGATTTGTCATGTAGTCAAAGTATCTTGCTACTGTTTCTCCCCATGTCTCACGTCTTTGCTCATCCTCTTTCCATCTAGCGTAGCGAGATAGAGCAATAAAGTTTTGATAGTCTGTTGGTAAGTAATTGCTTATCATGTATTGTTCTCCATTTTAGCTTTTATATATTTTAAATTTATCCCATCTATATCATAAATTATATCACGTATAACTTCTCTTATTTCTTCCGAAGGGTTTTCATCAGCAGGTAGTTGATACTCTTCTTCATCTACTTCTAAGGTTAGGTACACTTTAACTTTCATTTGGTTCACGACCTTCTAGTTGATTAATACGCATATCAATATACCTTTTAGCTTTATTTAAATCTGTTATCTCAGCAGTGTTAGATTTATACCCTGCTCTCATTATATATTTTATTACATTACCCATCCAAAAGGGTAACTCATTATTCATTATAAATGATACAGGCTCAATAGCATAACGCTCGTAGTGTTTTGGATTTGTAATTACGTCTGATTGTGCCAGTGCTTGTTTCATGTACGCTTCGTGTCCTATCTGCTCATTCATTATGCATTTCCCTCTCTATCACTAACAAAATTTAATTTAATTATATTACCATCATGTTCTACTTCAACTGTTGTGCTTTTACTTTCATACATTTCATCTAACAGTTCCATAAAATCATCAGGATAATTTTCTGTAACATAGTTATGTATAGCTTCACGAACATAAGGGTCTATCTCCATAACAGATACAGAAGATATTAACATCCTTACGAAGAAATCTATACCTGCATACGCCTTCTTTGTCAACATTTTTTTATCAGGGTATGCTACAGTTAAATCTACTTCACCACTCCACTCATTTCTTTCATTAAAGGTAGGCTTTACTTGTATAAAAAAATCACGTGTAATATCAAAGTTGTCATTTTTAATCATCTTTTTTTCCTTTCTATTTTTTTAATTGGGAAAGGTATAAACTTTGGATGATTGTTTTTACCTTTTTCTTCAAGCCATGCTTCAGGAATAATCCTATCATAATATTTAAAATCATGTTTGTCACACCACTCACCATAAGAAGACTTTGCACCCTTGCGTAATTTTCTTTTACTGTTTGTAAACACAAATCTTATATCTAAATTAGGATGTTGCTTTTTTACTTCCTTATGTTTTCTTCTATCTTGTGTAGTAAAGAAACCTTTTGTTTCAATTATTATACCATTGTCTAATACAAAGTCAGGTGTATAAGTTCTGTATGCTAAGTCTTCCCATTCAATCTTAATACTTTCATATTCAAATTTAATATTTAAAGCAGTAAGTCTTTCTGAGGTAGCAAGTTCTAGTCCACTTCTATAACCATACTTACGAGCTACTCTGAACTGTCTATGATATGAAGATTTAGGCAACCTCATATTCCTTTGCTAACTCAACATACTTAACAATCTTAGGTTCTTTAGCTTGAGATTTAACAGCAGGTAGTTCTTTTAAAGAAGGCCAACAACTAAATCTGTAGTCACAAAATCCACACTCAGTACCTAAAATTTTATTACCTGTAGGTTTACCTCTAAATGTTTCTACCTGCGGCTCAAAACATCTTTCAAATTTATTTTCTTTTAGTTTAGTATTTACATTTTTTATTTTATTTAATTCTTGTTCTACATCAATGTTGTTAGCAGGTACATATTTAAATTCACCATTAGCTTTATTAACGACCCACCAACCACCTGCTTTTAGTCCAGATGCTTTTGCATAACCTGCAAGTTGTCCTATATAACCAAAGGCATCACCTGATTTCAATGTGTCAAAAGATTCAAACTTATGTTTATATGACCAGTCAGATGCAGATTTAATGTCATCAACAGCACCATCAATAACAATATCATATGTTCCATTAATAGTGTCATCGTCTATAGATAACTTAACAGTATCAGAATCTTTGTATTCTACTTTAGCTTCTTTTAATAAACCTTTAAATACAGCTTCAACAATATCCCCTAACATCATATTCATAATGAATGTAGTAGGTTTTGGTAAAGCAGTTTCAGGTTTATTCTTTTCAAACCACAACTGGCAATAAGGTCTGCCAACATTTGACATACGTAATTTAAACTTTCTAGGTTCACTCTCACCAAATTGTTTTAGTACTGCTTCATAAACATCATTAGAAATTTGAGATGCTACATCTTTTGATATAGCACCTTTTCCTTTAACAACTTTTTCTAAGTATTGATGTAAAGCTATTTCTGCTCTGTGATTCATACTGCTTCCTCTACATCACTAACATCAATAAACTCATCAGTGTCTATAGGTTTGTTGTTTTTGTTCCACTCATTTAAAACATAATCATTGTGTGATTCAATGCTTTCCATAAAAGATGTAAACAAAGATTGGTCATCATCCGATATTTCAATTGATGACTGCATGTTTAACATTGGCACAGGCACATAGTATGAATTACCTGTTGGTAAGTCTCTCTTAGCAGTGTCAATATTTATAGTATGTAACATAGGAAGACGTTTCATTTTATTAAGTTTAGCAAAAACACTACCCATGTTTTTAAAACCTTCCTTAGTATCTACATCCCAAACAAAAGGTACATCTTGAATAGGATGAGCATCACCTTCTTCAGTTACTGCATCTGCCATAGTTACTGTACCATACACTACACGTGTTCGTTTAATAGCACGAAGTAAATCTTTAGTTTCTTGTGGCAAGGAATTAAAATCTTCAATCCAACCAGAGGGTTTACCACAATTAAAATCACCTACTGTATCTTTTAAATCTACGTTAAAACTATCTGCCATCAAAGTTTTGACATAGGTGTTACTGTTTGGGTCATACTTCTGATACATAAATCGTTGTACAAAAGGTCTGATGATAGCACTCTCTGCATACACAGTAGTACCATTCTTTAATTCAAAGCCACCAGATAGTACTTCAACCTTTACCATCTTACCATTCATATTTGTCTCACCATATAAAGGCTTCTTGTTTACTCGTAGTCGAGCTAGACTAGATTTACTTTCACTGCCTGTGTCGTAAGCCATGCCCATCATCTTTGCCATTGCTGCATAATCGTTTGTATTTATTACTGCTAATTCACTCATAAATTTTATCTCCTATACTGTAATTGAGTTCGTAGTTATATCATATAACGTCTTTGGTGTCAAGCCAATTCGGACCTATTTTTGCTTCTAATAATAGTGGAACATTAAATGTTATACCCCACTTAGTATTAAGTATACTTTCTAGTTCCATGTTTGTTTTATTTATTATTTCTATTACTCCTTTCTCTTCATCGGGATGTATATCAATTACAATACTGTCGTGAACTGTGTTAACAATACATGACTTAAAAGTTTTCAATAGCTTATGTATATGTATCATAGCCACAGGAACTATGTCAGCAGTAGCAAACCCTTGGACAGGATAGTTCTTAATGTTAGTAAAGTAAGTTACACCACCATTAGGTCTACGTTGTACATTAGGAAACGAGTATTGTCTACCTGATGGTATAGTAATATACCTATGTGTTAAAGCCTCTTCAGCCAGTCTGGTGTGCCATAGCTTGATTCCTTGGTACTTTTCCGTAAAGTGTTCATAGTACGCCGCTTCAGCATGTGTGCGTCCATATCCCGTTGCTCCGTAAAGTGGCGCGAATGTATGTGCTTTTGCTTCTTGGCGACTAGTCTTCTGACCTGCATCACTAATAACTTTGGCAGTGTAACTATGTACATCAAAACCTGTTTTAACTTCTTCAATTGCTACTCCATCATTTGAAAGGAACGCCGCTACACGAAACTCTAACTGTGCAAAGTCAGCTTCCATAATTTTACCACCATCCCAACGCGATACAAATACTTTCTTTACAGGAAACGTACCACCACGAGGCATGTTCTGCATATTAGGATTAGAACCTGATAACCTGCCTGTTGCAGTTCTATGTTGCATTAAACTTACATGTAACTTACCATCAGGTTTTGTATACGTTTCAATACCATTTACATAAGTAGATATGTAAGATTCTACAGCATTTAAACGTATAACTTTAGACAAAAATTGTTCAGCTTGTGTCATCTCTTTTGATTTAGCTACAGCTTGTAGGTGTTTTAGATTATCCTTTCCTGTACTAAAACCATTAGCACTAGCCCACTTAGATGATGGTGCTTTAAACTTTAGTCCTGCTATTTGTTTGGTGTCATTATATATAAAGCCTTCAGAATGACAAACAACACACTTATTATCTTTAGCGTATGGTGTACCATCCTTTTTAGTTTTACGTATATAACCTTTACCTTTACAAGTATTACATTTATCAGCCAATGTTTTAAAAACTGTAGCAGTTTCAAGCCTAATTAAATCTCTCCACTGTGTATCCTTCATGTATTCACTATAAGAATTAGCCCATACATTTTTATCTCTTGGCTTCCTAGAATATATTACCCAAGATAATTGCTCTGGACTACTAAGATTTATTTTTGTGTCACCCATCAAGTCTTGTACATCTTTTAGTAATTGACTTGTAAGTTCTAGTTTTTCTTTTTCAAACTCCTCTCTAACATCATTAAGAATATTAGTGTCTACTGATATACCATTACAGTATGTATCAGCTAGAACTTTACACAACTCATTAGTTAGTACAACTGTATCTAACAGTGTTGAATATTCTTTTGTGTTTAACTTTTTCCATTGTAAATCAGATAGTTCTTGAGTTGCCTTTACGTCAGTTAAACAATATTCTGATAACTCATCTAATGGAATATCATTTGTATTCAAACCTTTAGCATAGTATTCTTTTAATGTTCCAAGTTTACGAGTTAGGTTATGCCTTTCAGCACATGCCTCAAGTGATAGGCTACCTTGCTTATCACCCCTTTGTAATACATACTCTACTAACATGGTATCCCAAATTGCACCATCATATTTAAAACCACACTCCCACAACCACTGTAATTCATATGCCGCATTGTGACATATTAATACAGTAGCTTCGTCTAAGAACCATTGAACACGCTCATGGTAATTATGTTTACTCACATGCTCTGGGTGGTCAAATGGAAATGAATACTCAGCACCTGCATCAGTTCTTATGCCAACTAGGACAAGAGAATTGTCAGGCTCAAAAGGGTCAAGGTGTAATTTACCATCACGCTTTTGTGTATTTGTTTCCACATCTATTGTTACTTTCATAACTATTCCTTTGTATGTTTAAAATATATCTTATCACCTAATGGTAAAGACAATTCTGCATTTTCTATATCTTGTTTTCCTACGTACTCCCATGTGTATCCATTGTTTCTGTTCTCTTCTACTGCATTTATAAATGTAGCATTTTCATTACTAAACAATGCCACCATTACTATTCCAAAAATTGTTATCATTATACTTTATACCTTCCTGTTACGTTATCTATATTACACAATAGTCTGCCATGCCAACCAGATAATTTATTCTTCACAATATTAATGTGTCTTTGTGGGTCATTATTATCTGAGTTGTTACCAATTGCAGGGTTAGCAGCAATCAATAACATCAAGTCAGCTTCGGCAGCTTTGCCTGTCTTTGAACCTTCCATCATACTCTGGTTCAATGTCACCTTACCTTCAGCTTCTGCTGATAGTTGAGACATATAAAATATGGCACAGTTATGCTCCTTTCCTATCTGTCGTGCCTTTATTACATTAGCTTTCAAAGATTCGTCTTGCCTAAGATTAGAATCTATCTTAGCAAACTTATCTCCCATATCTAGTACAACTATATCTGGATTATAAGATTTGCAAACACCATCTACCCAATTCATATTCTTTCCTGTACTATCTTTCATATACAAGTTTGGCATATTTTCATAAGCACTTCTGCCTAACTCTCTGTCTAGTTTTAATTTATCCTCAGAATAATTTGATGCTACACAAGCATAACGTCTTGCTACTCTGTCATACTTTTCTTCATTGATAAGCACTAAACACTTAGCACCCTGTTCAAGAAACCCCCCGGGACCTGCTAACATACTAGCGTGGAAAGATGTCTTACCAGTATTAGGTCTAGCACCTACCTCAATCAACATACCAGAGTTAACACCTGCTACAACTTGTGCTAGTGTAGGTAAGTTAAACTTCCAACGACTGTGTTCTTCTAGCATATCCATTATAGTATCATAAGATATATCTTCCCATTCAACACTAGTCGTTGGTGTAAAATCAGAATTGTATTTAGCAATTAAATCTTTTAAAGGTTGTAGAGTAGTGATGTCACCATTAGATAAGTCTACTGCTAGGTTAACTAGTTCATCTCCTACGTGCTTGCGAAACAGCTTGGATAGTACATCATTTGCTACATCAGTACCCATAGGTTGTTCATTCTTTATGGAGTGAAACAACGCATCAAACTGATGCATTTGTGCAGTAGTAAGAGATGGGTTTTCTGATATAAAAAACATATGTACTTCTTCAGGTGTCAAGTCACGTCTATAAGTAGTAACCATCTCATCAATAATCTTCTTAACTTTCTTAGCATCAGTGGAGAACAGAGTGTCTGGGCATCTATCTCCACGATTATTATCGTGAAAGTCTTTATTCATTAAGGTACGTAATAGTGTTTGTTCCATTACACACCACCTAATCTTATCATCATATCAATGTCATCCTTTCGTTGATATTTTAAATCATTATTTAATCTTAGTAACTTAGAGTTGGGTATATCCTGTGTCATCTTTACAGCTTTTGTTATGGCATCAGGGTCAAGGGCTACTAAAACAGTTGAGAACTGCGAAAGTATCTGCTTATGTTGTACCAACAAAGTTGTTCCAAGTAACGCGACCCCAACAAAACCATTCACATTACCTGCCACTACAGCACTAACACAGTCCTCAACCACCACTGCGACATCACCAGAGCCATAACGATATGGGAAAGGAGAGAAACCATATCGCTTCCACTTGGGTTGCCGCCATCCTGCCAACGCTCTACCAGTAGCGTCAACAAAAACACCATCATTCATCACAGGAAATACTACTCTGTCTTCTCTGACATCATAAAGTATATCAACCTGTGCGTATGTTATTGCCCACCTGTGTAGGAAATCTAATACGTGTCCTCTATTTCTATGAGGTACAATGTACTCAGGCATTACAAATTCTTTTTGTTGCTCCTTCTTTTTATTTATCTGTTCTACAGATAGTCGTGTTTTCTCGTTACCTTTTACATCACAACTAGCTTTATAACAATTCCACATTAACTTACCCATGTCATTTGTAATAGTAAAAGTATTATAACCTTTACATATTGGGCAGTTAGTTCTTACTGTTTCACCTATGCCAACATCTATATCATTTAATATCTTTAACATTATATATATTACTCCTTTCTTGTCGGCATTTAATATTTATGTATCACGATTTTGTCTTGCTGTCAAGGCATAATTAGCACTGTCGTAAGTATTTTTTATGTATGGTTTCACACTTTGTGGGTTACTATGTCCTGTAACCGACATGATTTGTGCAATGCCGACACCTGCCTCAACCATTTCTGTTGTACCTGTCCTGCGTAAGTCAGACAACCTTAATTCTTTTGGCAAACCTGCCTCATCTATTAGCTGACGAGAAAACTTTGACATCTTAAACATACTATAAGGTATATATTCTCCTTTATAAGGGCTAGGTCTGGGTGCAATGTAATTTTGAAAACCAAAATCATCGTGTTGCTGCACTAACATCTCCATTAAGTTATCGCTTATAGGTAAGAATACTTCTGCTCTACGCTTACTCTGCTCAATGGAACACCTTTGCTTGGTAAAACTAATAGTATCCCATGTCAACACTCGCATATCACCTACACGTTGACACCATTCGTATGCCATCTGTGCAATCAAACCCAGATTGCGCCACTTGTAATCACTATATGCATGGTCAAGTAATTGTTGTACTTGTTCAGGTGTCCAAACAGTTTTTCTACCTTTAGTTGACCTCTTCTTAACTGAGGCAAATGGATTAGTGCTTATATTCTCCATGCGAACTGCATAGTTCATAACTATATTTGCTACACACACTATATGATTAGCATATGATACACCCATGCTACACCAGAAATCGTAGGCAAGTTTAGCTTTCTTTGTTGTCAAAAGATTGACATCTAATTCCTCACCAAAATATTTAGTGAAACAACTCATCATGTATTTATAGTGTTGTTTAGTTTCTTTACGTAACTCTTTGTATTCTATAGAACTTTTGTATTGCTCTATCAGTATTGTTATTGTCATAGTGTACTCCTATATATACTATAGCCTATACATATCCATATATAAATTATTACAAGTTCTAGCAACATCTAGTCACAACTATTTAATCGTGACATCTCAGCTACATAAATAGCTTTGCGTTCATCATAATATGAATTGTCTAATGAAGACATGTAACCCATTCTAGGATATGTGTCATAAAACATTTGTATTCTCCTATCCATTTCTTCTTTTGATTCTGTTTCAATTCTTACTGTTATCATAGGTTGTATCCTTTACAATATCTGTATCTTCTTCATCTAATATACCTACCACTTGCTCTCGCCATGATTCATAACATCGCTCAAGTGAATCCACAATATCTAATAGTTCTTCATTCATGCTCACCTCCATTACCTCTGCCAAGTCCACCAAAGTATTGTGGTCTACGCTTGGCTGTTTGAAATACACCGACAGTAATAAATATACCTGCCAGTAATAGCGTATGTGCTACGGCACTAATGCCAAAGGCAACTATAGAGCCTATTGACATACTGAATATAATGCACCACATCCATGCTAATACTTGCATCACCATGTGCCTTGTGTTGATGTCAGGCACATTGGACAATGGATTTTTAGCATCATCCATAATCATATTATATAATTTTATCATAGGAACTTCTCCCCAAATGCTATTAACGTCATGTAAAATCCAATAGCAAACACAGACATAATTGCAAATCGCAGCACATTATCCATGAATGGGTCTTGCATCTCATTCTTGTTCATCCAGAATGTTAGTATTGTTTTAAGTAGTTTTATCAATTTCATATTAATCCATCCTTGTTATAAAGTGTCCATGATACCTACCAATTCTTGTAGGCAATGCTGTAATAGCATAGGGATAAAAATAAACTGTACCCTCTTTTGTTTTCATTGTAGCTATACAATCTAAGTCCTCATCCTCATCATGCTCTGACTTGTATGCACCAGTGTCTGTGACAGTACCATTAAATTCATACAAACCCCATTCATATTTATGCCTCATAAAGTTTACAATGTCATCATCACCTAATACATTAAACTCATGTACCCATATAGGTAACAATCCAAGTGCCTCTCTTACATCCTCTGGTGGTAAGTGTCCATACTTTTCTTTATTAATTATTATTGTCATCTTGGTTCTCCTTAGTAAATGTAATTGTAACCTTGCCATCCATGCCATACCGCAACTTGTATGCAAATGGACACTTCTCTAACCAATCAAACAACTTATCAATTTTTTCTCTATCAAAAAAGTATGTATCAAAACTAGTCATCTTAGTTCTCCTCTTCTCTAAAAAATTCTAACAAGCGACAAGCACTTTCATATGCGTGGTCATAATTTATGTACCCATGCTCCTCTTGTAACTGTTTAGCTAACTGACATGCTACATATTCAATATGTGGTGTGTGGTCTATTGGTAACTCAAGTTGTGTCATAAATTTAACTCCTTTGTCTTTAGATACTCTCTTACTCTTACAGAGTCTAACAAATGATAATATACTTTGTCAACATCCTGACAGGATATTAAACCATCATTACTTATCTGAAGTAAATCACTCACAGTTAGACTACATACTTTTCTTTCATGCTTTTCTGATGGTAGTGTTTTTGAATACATCACTTAATCCCTTTCAATATATGTGCTATCACGTCAACTGTAAAGCCATTGCCTAGCATCTTGTATCGTTGCGTGTTGGACACATGGTTGGTGTAGTTGTCTGGCAATGTCTGTAATCTCTCGCACTCAAGAGGTGTCAGCTTGCGCCATTGTAAGTCAAACACACTCGTATCATTCCAGTCGTGGTCAAAGTGAACTGCCACATTGTCTTTCTGTACTGTGGTCAGACTGTTGGTTTTGCAATCTGTGCGTACTTCTAGCCGTTGCTCTGTCATACCTGCTACCTTGTGTTTGTGGTCTTGTCTGACACCATCGACTGTGTATCTACCTCGCCATGCTCCACATAATATCTTAGGTTCTCTATGTCCACCACCCATAGTAGTTAGCGTAGGTGCTTTACCTGATGGGTGATACACTCGCTTGATAGTGTCGTTACCTTTGATATCAGCATCTCCAACATGACACAAGCCATCACTACTAAACACTAACTGTCTGCGATGCTTCTTGAAGTATGTCTTGAGATTGCCACCCTTGAAGTAGTTGGCATCAAGGCAATGTGCTTTGTCTCTGTCAGCAAACCCATGCTCTAGTACATCAGCCAACACAATACCTTTGTCCTCTGGTTGTGTGACATTGGGTATGTTTGTCCAATACAATCTGTATCTGTTTTGTGCAGACATTAGCCTACTGTTGATAGCGATAGGCTTGACACCTAGTGCATCAGAGATAACGTCCTGATACTCTTGTTTCATGCGTACATTCTCAAGCAAGAAATACTTGGGCTTGAGTTTGCGTAAGACTCTGACATATTCCCAGAATAACTTACTGCGTGGGTCATCAAAGTTTAACTGCTTACCTGCAAAGCTAAACCCTTGACATGGTGAACCACCTACAAGCAAGTCAATATCACCTTCCTTGAAAGCTATGCCTACATTCTTAACGTCACCTAACTGTGCTATGTCAGGATAGTTTGCCATTGCTACCTTGATAGCATACTTGTCTATCTCTGACGCATAGTACTTTGTAACTGGTATACCTAGTTTGTCTAAGGCAACACGAGTGCAAGCACTTCCATCAAATAAACTTAATATCTTCATGTATTGTACTCCTATAATTTGCTACTGCATTTTTAACTATCTCTGGATACTTACCTAGATAAGTACCTGCCTCTAGCATATCCTTTGATAGCAAGTCCTTGTGTGGATGTTCAAGTGTATCCCAATGCTCTAAGATATTCTTAACACATTGGTCAAACATTGCATCACTTAGTATAGGGTCATCTTCTACATAGTATGCATAGGATGCCATCATGTATCTGGATATTGGGTGTTTCATTTTATGCCTCTACCTTTTCTTCATTAAGTGTGTGAAGTTTACCAAAATATTTTCTAGCTAAGTATTCGTCTATTACATAACGTGAACCATTAGAAAGTTTTTGTACAATAAAAGGACGTTTTCTTGCCTTTGAATTATACCCTACTAGTGAATACTTTTGTCCATCAGCCATAGCACCTATCTTATTAGGCTCTACATCATACATATCTGCAAAATATGCTAAGTCACGTTCCTCTTTACTCAACGCACCTTCTGGTGTAATCGTTAGTTTAAATGTAGCATCTTCACTCGTATAAGAACAATTACCTACATCTACAGTATAGCTACTATCAAATAACTTCATTACCTTTTCTAGTTCTGCTCTTAATTTTTTTGCCTCTTGTCTATCCATAATATCTCTCCTGTATTTGTTGTTTTGCTTTACGTTCTGCTTTACGCACACTTTTCCAGTCAAAAAGCTGCTTTTTTCTAGTCAATTTCTTGACGTGTATCTTCTGAAAGTTTTTTATTGTTCTTCCTTGCATAACTTCCTTTTCCTTTTTTGTTTGGTTTAACTAGGGTGCTTTGCCTACGTCTATTTTGTAGTAGTACCCTAGCTATTGGGTTTATCCTACGCACTTTGACGTGTTACAAACTGACCAGTTACTGCATCGCGTGATACTTGTAAATATCCCTTGTTACTAGAGAATGTACCCTTGCGCTTGTAACGGCTAGTAGTCCTACGAAATTGTAGATTATCTACACCAATTGGGTTACGGATGATTGCTTTTACGTTTACAGTTTTAGTTTTGAATAGCATAATAATTTCTCCTTTTCTATGCTGTTTGTGTTACTGCTGTAACATGATATAACGACACTTTTGCGCCAGTGTCAAGCGATTTGTTGGCACGATTCCCTGCTACATAATTGCACCAAGTATTCCACCAGTATTCTGCACCACCTGTATCTTGTGTAAAGGTGATATAATCTGAAATCTTTTTACGTTTTATCTCAGGTTTTACTTTCTTGTCAAATCGTAAAGCCGTTCTTGCTAGTCCTAGCCTATCGCAATTATGGCTATCAATACACGAGACATCTAGTCCTACCATCTGCGCTACAAAACTTGCCTTAACTATTCCTAAACATGGTACGTTTGTTAATACGTCAACTGCACCCACGATATCGTTATGTTTTACTGCCGACTTGATAGCGTCAAATAGTACGTGCTTGTGTTCTTGCAAGTACAAATAACCATCACGTTTTTTATTCCAAAGATATTTACTATCTGCACCATGCTTATCAATATCTAGCATCTGATTATGTGTTGTAGCTAGTCCTGCCTGTATTGTAGTTAATACAAAAGTTGCTACCCTCACAAGATTATCAGGATTTTTGAGTGCAAACTTTGCTATCTTTTTACAATCTCTTTTATACATAATATCACCTTTTAAGTTACTGCTCTAATTATCTCTTTCATACCGTCAAGATATGCTTTCATCTCACGTGCGGATATCCTATGTTGTATTACATGGCTACCCTTTTGTGTTGTTAATTGCCAACCACCATAACATGAAGCATAATTTAAGTCATACTTGTCACACCATGCTGGTATCCATTGATTAACTTTTTTTAATGAATCGCGTAATTCTTTTCTAGTTACTCTCATTTTTTAATCCCTCAATAATTTCTTCTGCACTAATCCTAGTTAATACTTTATATGTTTCTAGTGATTGCTCAACCATTGTTTCATCCCTATGGTCAAACTTACCGTGCCATATCTTGAATATTATATCTATATCTTTTCTAGTTAATTGAGTTTTCATTTTATATTCCCTTTTGTTTTATCTTCTATAGGATATACCCTAGCATAAGCATATACCCAACACAAGATAAAAACAAGGGATTTGTGTATGGCATACTCTAGACGCAACTATGCTGCATTTAGATACACTCCACCCTTGTCCAAGCGAACTATTGTTATCTCTGACTAAGTTTGCACCTTTTACAGCGTCCACCTTTATACAGCCACCTATTGAGTTAGGGCTTTCCAGACTGTCTATCAGGTTACATAATTGTAACACCTTGATAACTTTGGTTAGATGCCATATCCCACATGGCTTAGTAACTGGCGGTCTAATCCACCTTTGAGTGTTGGTCTTGGTCATTCTTTATCAGCGCATCAACACCTAATCGCATTTATTATGAGTTAGTCTTTTAAAATATTCTGTTTTTTGAAAAATCCTTTTTTCGTTTTGTTGGTTTTATTATATTCATTTATTATTTTATTTTAGTCAAGTATTATTTTTTTATTCGGTATTCATCTTCTATAAACTAATTACTTTATTTAAACTGTTGAATAATGAAAGTAGCCGTAGCGATTATCAGATATTCGTTAAATGTTTCTGTTAGTCATAATTAAGAATAGCATCAAATAAAAAAGATAATCAAGTATTTTTTTAAGTTTTTTTGTATTTTGTTATTAAGTTATTGAATTTAA